TGCATACCTAAGATACCATAATGATATAATTCGTTAGTCATATGGTTATACCTCGATTCGTTCCATTTCTGCCTGGTCTCTAAGAACTCTCCTATACTCAACTAATGTTCTAAGTTTAACTCTCAGCAAGTCATACCCGCAGTCTGGTGTAGGTTCTTTGACTGCCTCAATATTAGACATTTGTTCAGAAAGTTCTTTGATTCTAGTATCTACTAAATAATAGTCACCTTTAATGTTGTCTGCGTGCGAGGGGCTTGATATGAGTTTTAGAATTTCTTCGCTCATTCTTATTTCCTCCTTAATCAAAGGCTTCTTTGTTTAGTTTGTAAGCCACAAATGCATCAAGCATAGCGGCAACATTATCAATCTTCTCTTCGCGTCTCCGCTTAAGAAGTTTCTTATTGCCATTGGTATCTTCCATAACTATACAGTTGCCCATTGAGAAATTCATTATTGACTCATCAAAGAGTAACATTCGTGCTTCGGATAGATTCTTCAATTCACCAAGTGGAACTGATTCTGTCTTAGCACCCTGTATAACTTTCTCCATACCAAATGGTCCATTCTCTTGTTCCCATCGCTCTACGAAAGCCCTAGCATTGTATGGGTCATAGCCAAAACATCTAACATCATACTGATGGTCAATAATATGTTTATCGATGTCGTCATAGATGTCAAGCATGTCCAACACAGCCCCTTCAATTACTATCAGGGTTCCTTCTTGTATGAATTCATCATACTTCTGTCGCATTGCAGACGGTAATTTGTGGTATGTCAGCGATGTAATATAACTTCTAGCCTTCACTCCAAAGCATCCACTCTGAAGTGGAAACAGGAATGTGAATGCACAGAAGTCGTCACCTAATGACAAGTCTGCCCCAAGAGCACAAGGCATATTCCAGAAATCTCTCTGTGGATGTGGTAGGGTTTCATCATATGTAAAGTAATATGTGTAACCTTCCATTGGTATTCCAAATCTCTTGGCTAGAATATCGTTACGAGCAGCTGGAGCATTCTCAGCACGCTCTACGTCAAGTTGATAAGTATCATACTGAACTGTCTTACCAAGATTTGGGTTTGCCTTAATCCACATTGCTGGATTTGATACTTCCTGAATGTCGTCTAACTTATACCACCAGATTGACACATGGGGATTGTAGTACTCTCCTTTAAGGATTTTCATCAATTCCATTTTGATTGTATCACCACAACCGTTACGAACAGTACCCTCTGATGAGATTGCAACTATCAGATAGTCGTTGACCTTGGATGCACCTTGCTCAATGGCACCAATGACATCCTCTCGTACATCACCTGAAAGCCACTCATCAACAGTCGCCATCTTTATCTGCAGGCCCTGAAGCTTATCAATACTCATTGGACGGATTTCCAATAATGAGCCTGTCAAGAAGTTCTCAATACCCTTCTTGGTTGATGCTAGCTTCTGCCGGTTTGCTTTTGACCCTGTCGTGTTCTGTAGACTTCCCTCTGTAAGAAATTCGAACAGTGGTCCCCTGGACCTCGTTATAGCTGTTCGAATTGGTGATAATACCTCTTCAGCCTGTTTCATTGTAGGAGCTGTGGTCACCTGATGGGTTGTAGTCGTATCGACATTTAAGAAGTAATTCTGTAAGCATGAGGCGTACATAGATTTTGCAGCGCCTCGGGCTACGATAAGGTATTGTTTATTCATAAGACGCTTCTTTATCATCTTACGGATGTATTGTCCGCCTTTACCATTCTTATAAGGCTTATACACACTTCTCTCTTCGAAGTAATACCAGCCAAATATCTGCTCAGCCCATAGCTTAAAGCTGTCTAATAGATGTAGGTCCGAACCATCGGTCAAGGTTAATTCGTTCTCGCAGAACTCAACCCAACCTTTGATGGCATCCTCATCATAGTAGACCCCAGGATTACGAATCAAATCATCAATTCGATTCATCTCCATGGAAATTTCTTTGTTTACCGGAATCTCTCCTCGGATTACGGCATCTCTAAATTGTCCATAGTAATATGGAACTGCGGTATTTGATAGTGCCATTTACTCACCGCCTTAATCGTCATCGTTCTTCTTCTTACTCTTCTCTTCAGATGTCTTAAGGTCTGTGTGCAGTGTCTTGTTAGACCATTTAGCTAATTGCTGTTTAACAATTCTCCTTCCGACATCCTCAGCAGCTGGAAGAATAACCTTACCACCAACCTCACTAAGTATCTTAGATGCTGTTGATTTCTTAGCAGTTGTTGTAACTGTCTGAGTAGTAGCCCTGATATAATTCTGTTCAAGGTTAGCTCTCTCAGTAGCAGCTCTAAGTTCCTCATTAGTCATTTGATTGATAGACTTCCGAGTAATGGTGCCCTTTGTTGACCCAAGAGAAGATGAGGTTGAACTTGACTCGGTACTTCTGCTACCATCAAGCTGATTCATCTGACTCTTGGTTTTGTTAAGTTTCTCTTCTAACTGTGCATAACGCTTCTCTCCAGCGGGCGTTAATGAACCATCTTTGTTCTGATACCGCCTTACTCCCCACTTCATCCCAAGGATTCCGTAGTGATATAATTCAGAATCATAGAATTCAGGATTAGCCATTTGCAGTATCCTCCTTACTAATTTCTGAATTGAAATTCATTCGCCACTCTAACTCGCTTATTTGTTTATTAATAGCATCGGTTAGAGTTCCTGTTGTTGGAGGGTCAAACATGAGGCGAACTTTCATGCTGACATAAGACTTTACCATTTGGAGTTTCAAAGAGTCTCCAATAAAGTCACTCCATTGCTCATCATAGCCTTGTATAGCAAACCCATTATCTGGGCCTACACCGACTTGTGTGAGAATTGATAACACAGAATTAATGTGCATTACTATGTCTGCATCAAATGCTGTATACTCTGGAGCAAGCCCCAACGACTTCTTTATAGATGCCAGTATGCCGTCATCCATTCTGTATTCCTCCTTTACTCTAACGTCTTTATAAACTTGCTCATTACATAGCCAGTAACACCGGATTCAGTTGTAACATTGACCCACTCTTTATCAGCATCCGTAGATACTGTGAGTTTGTCGCCTGGCTTGAGTACTCCGATTACATTGTCATCATCCTTATTTGGAGTTGACCTGAGATTCAGAGCTGTAATTGGTGTGAGAGTTGATGTGACTGGTTCCTCTGGACGAATAGAGTCAAAAGCCTCTTCTAAATCTTCTGATATGACTTCTGATTCAATAGCTTCATCAATCTCTTCTTTTTTGTTATCATTCATTTCTTTACCTCCATGGACATGTATCATTTTTAGTCCTGACTATTGGTTCCCTATTTGGAATCTCACTTGAATAGTGTATTGCATTGTGAGTGAGCATAGATGTTGATATGAGATTGTTCATATCGAAAACACATGGTGCTCGATTAATAATGTCTTCTTTTGTGATTGGGTTAATATGGTGGATTAATATGTTCTCATGAAGTTCATACCCTTCAACACCGAGGTCACATCCATTGTCTCGGATGATTACTTGGTTACGTATTCGTTTCCACTCATATGACCGATATAGAGTTTGGTTCAAATATCTGTCCCAACCAAAAGTTGCTTCACCAACACGACCATCTAATTTTAGATACTCTAATCTTTCTCGATAAGTCTGTAGCAAACATAATTCGCTATAGGATTTCATCGTCATCATCAGTCGCTCCATTTCCGCTATAGGTTCGCATTGCTGCTATTGCGGCTGCATACTTTCGTTCAGTCTGTTCAGCAGCTTCTACAGCTTTGGCTTTAGCTCGCAAGAGATTGTTCTCGGATTCAAGCTTTTCTCGTTCAAGGCGTTCTTTCTCAGTCGTAAGTTTGAGAAAGTGAACCAAGACCGATGGTGATACAGTACCTTCATCGATTTGCTTCTCGACAAGGGTCATTGCTTTAGCTGTAATCCGACTCTCGTTTGCTTCTGGAGTTGTAGCAGGACTTAATGAGCGTGGTTTATGATTTTCATCATAGGTTTTTGTTCGTGCCATAGTACTTTCCTCCAAATATGTCTATGTTCTCACTGTGTTTGTTCATACTCCCAGGTGCCATCTGTGGAGATATGGGGTAGTTTTTGATACCAAATATACGGACAATATACATTTGAAGGAGACTTTAAAACTAATGGGTAAAACGCCAATGGGCACAATCATCGACGGGAGAGTATCCCCATATCTCGACAGGTGACACCTAGAATATAATAGGACCGGAACTCAAAACTGAAAAGTCCCTCCGGGGAAAATATCAATCCCGCGCCGACAGTAGAGGGGGTGTCAGTATTTAGACCCCTCCCCTATGTCTGAGACTGACAATCAAACCGCCTGTTTTGCTGAATTCAGTAAATTTGCATTTAAAGTTTCAACAGAAATTGGAATAATTCTATCATTTGGTTTAACAGCCATGTAAAT